ACCTCCAACACTGAACGAAGTGCCCGCTATGCCGACTATCACGGTTAGTGTTGAAATAACTGATGCGTTACTTACAAATTTAACTGCTGTGCCCCCTGCACCACCACCACCACCGCCGGAACCAATAGAATACGCTGCACCACCGCCCCCACCAATACAAATACAATAAATTTTATTTGTACCTACAGTTTTTGTATATGTAAAAGCACCCGGACTTAGAAAATATTGTACGTTGAGTAAAGAACCACCACCTGCTGCTGCTGCAATCCAACCAGCAGCACTTAAAACATATGCTGTTTGAGCTACTGTAGGTGCAGGAACTTGTCCTTGAATACCGTTTAACGAGGCAGTTGGTGGGGTAAAAGTACCAAAATCAACTATTCCTGAATTAGGAGCGACTGACATTATGAAGCACCTCCACCAGCTTGTATAAACGTGCAACGTACAGAACCATTGCCTGCAGTTTGCCTAATTCGCAGCCCACTTACTGGGTATGCAACGTTAGCATCTCTAGTAGTTGTTTGTGTTGTTAGTGTTGGGTGATCTGTCCAATTACCTGATGCTGGGGCATACCCACTAGCAAAAACGTTATCAAAAGTGTATTGGACAGTATACGTCGCAGTTCCAGTAACAAGCACCGCAATAGACACGTTAAATGGCGTCATCATATTATCTGGTGGATAAACGTTAGACGTTTTTATCGCTGCAGATGCATCAGAAAGCGTAAATACGACTGCTTGCATAATTAATCTCCGTTAAAAGGTGGGAGCCGAAGCTCCCGACCAATTTAATACTTACACATTTTCCCGCCAACTTTATAGCCGTCGACACCTTTAGTGCTCATTGACATATGGCCACCGTCTTTACACCCCATGGAACCACCGTCTTTTTTCTTGACAGTTTTAGCTGCATCGATAAAGTTTTGCTTGCTAGGTGCACCTTCAGCTCCTGGCTTACGCATACGCTCACCCGAACCTTTTGCGATACGTTTTTGTTTGGCGTGAATATTTGCATACAATCCGCCACCATCTTTACAGGCAAGTTTTCCACCTTTTTTCAAAGTGAGTTTCGTGTCAGCACCTTTATGTTTCTGTTCATCATGTTGCTTGACGGCTTTTTTGATCATAGTTTTGTCTTTGGAAATGTCTTTTTTCATTTCCTTTGACTCAGCATGACCACCGTCTTTGCTCATCATAGGTTGAGCCATTGGACGAGCCATAGGCTTAGCAGCCATCATTGGTTTAGCCATTGATTGAGCCATACGACGACGTTTAGGCATCATTTCAGGTGAAGCTGCAACAGGCAATGCACCGCCCATTTGCATCTTTTTAACCTTACCGCCTTTTTTGAGTTTAAGCTCAACGGAAGGCTCAGTCGTTTCCATTTTTGACATTGGTTTAAATTTTCCCATTTCGATCTCCTATTAGGCTTGGGTTATACCGAGGGCACCAATACGAGTAGCGTTTGGTCCAACTGAGATTGCAGGTAATAAAATACCTATGACGAGACGCTTGATACCATCAGTTGCGCTAGACGGAACAAAAGTACCGCGGACATCACCAGTGGTAGTAGTTGCGGTGGCAGTCGCGGCAGCTGCAAAAGTACCCGCATCTGCTGCTAGAGTATTGTTATACCCTAAACGAGCAAGGTAGCCAGCATCCGTTACACGAACAGGTAGACCTAAAATATCAGTAGTTCCTATAGTAATAGCAACTACAGTTCCACCCGAAACAGTGATACCGCTGATTTGATAAAATGCTTTTTTACCATTAACAGCAGTTGAAGCGGTTCCACTAGAAGCAATAACTTCTGACATTGCTTGACCATAATAGTCATAGCCAGAAACTGTAAAGTTACGGGTCGTTGGGCTACCAGCACCTGTCGTTACACTGACTGCGCGAGCAACATCTAGCTGCAATACTGTGCCGTTGTTAGTAACAACAGATTTAACTGAAGTTCCAGCCGTCAAAGTAACTGCACCAGCAGCTGCAGGGGTTTGAGTTGCAGCAATGTTATTTGCTACCAAGGCTTGTGGAACAGTATCAAATACATAAATTCTACCTAAAGGACCAACACCTAGATCCATGTTTGAAGGATCATTTAAGAGTGCATTACCATTAGCTGTCATTGTCGTGCTTGAAGCTGTCTGCGAAGTATTTACAGTATATGTACCTACCCCACCTGCACCACTTACGAATGCTGTAATAAAAGTTCCATTAGTTACACCGCTTCCGTCAACGTATTGACCGACGACAAGAGTGTCGCCAGAAAGCATTGCAGTAACAGTCAAAGTTGTTGTTGCAATAGAACCAGTAAAAATTGATGATGTATTGGAATTACCAGTACCAATAAAAGAAACTGCTGGACCTAGAAATAGGTCATCTGAAAAATGAGGCATTGTCTTTCTCCTTGAAAAGCATAGACATAGTTAAATTAAAGAAGGGTCAGATTTTAACCTGACCCTTTACAACATTAAACTCCAGGTGTACCGTAAAGAGCACGTGGATCAGTGAAACCTACTTGATAACGCTCAGTCGCTTTATAGCGCATTGAGTCAGTTTCAAAATCACCTTCCATGGTCTTCTCGAGCGCACGACGCATGAGCAATTTCATGCCTTCAGGCGCATCGGTCTGTACCCACCAGTTTGTAGCAGAAGTCAAACGACTAATTACAGTACAGCCTTCAGGTAACAAGCCAATTGATTTAATTGGGTTGATATCATTATTGGCAGTACCTGTACGTAGTACAGACTTCAATAAAACTTCAGCTTGAAATACGTTTCCAGGAGCAACAACTAACTGTGTTGGTTGCAAACGGATTTTCTTGCCGTTGTTATCTACAGCTTGGCGCACTTGAATTAACATCTGCTCAAGTGAGGTCTGTGATAAGTTAGCTGCAGTATTTAACAAGTTGCTAAATGTACCGCTAACAATAGGATGCGCTGAATTATTCAGCGACACACCATCACCGCCAGTAAAAGCACTATTGAAAGCGCGGTTCAATACGTTAGCGCAGAGCAGTTCTTTAGTTTCCACCAAAGATTGAGCTAGGTGCTTCGCATATACTTGACCAATACGGATATGATCACCGTCTTCAACTAAAACTTTAGTCAAAGCAAATGCTAATCCGAATACTTGGTAAACATAGCGTTGTAAGAACAACACGCCACCTTGTTGATAGGTTACTGGTGAACCATCAGGTAACTGAGGGGCTGCACCAAAACCATACAACACTGGTTCTTCGTGGTAGTTACGGGGAATACCAGATTGCTCACGAAATACGGTTTCCCATTCGTTAGCACGCTGGTCATAAACGCCATCAAAGGCTTCATTAAGGATTGGTTCTACTATTGAACGGAAATCCGTACTTCTCATCGGGGCTGCCATTGTATATGCCCTCCTTAAATAGCGTTAATGGTTGCTACGTATTGACTACGCGAGATTTGAACTTGCACTATCGTGTAAGCGTCACCCCATGCGTTATCAACTCCTGTGTACAATCCGATAATACGAAGATCACCGACTGCACTCGATCCAACCAATGATGTGGAAATCGTACAAGCTGACAAACCAGTGGTCGTTGAACCAGCTGCAATGTTTGTAAAGTTTGCTTGATCGCCAATAGACGTCTGTGCTAATACTCCGTCTGCCTGAATATCATAAACAATATTTGGGTCAGAATAATAGTACGCAACGATATCTGTACCAGTGGTTGAAGCTGGCCAATAATTTGAAACACGTCTACGACCAGTTGTATCAGTGAACTCTACACCTGCAAATGCGCCTTGAAAAGCGCTACCAGCAGTTGCAGCAATGATGACTCCTGATGTATTTAAAGCTACTGGCTGTCCTTTTAACAAATTCGTTGAATAGCCAGACGGAATACCGCCAGGAAACGCCACTGCACGATCCAGTCCCGAAGGATGGTATGAAGGGCGCATGCCGAACGGAGCGGAAGTTGAAGGCATAATTCTCTCCTCTATAAGAAAACCCTATTGGAAAATAGGAGCTTTCACATTTTGATCAAAATTCATGCCGTCGCCTTCAACACTTCCCAATCGTTTTCCATTACTGTCTTTTGCTCCCAGCAATTGATCTTGCTGCACTTTAATCTTTTCCTGTTCATCCATAGGTGCATTATGATGCATTTCTGTCATAATGTCTTGATAGATTTCATTCGGAAGTTTATAAAGGAGCATTTCATTGCAAGCAACAAAACCTTCATGCTCACCAGCTTTTACCTTCAGGTGTTCAAAGCCAGGAAGTTCCTCGGCTTTCACTTGGGTATAGCCCATGCGCACGCGTTTGTGTATTGGATCGTATTGGTTGTTTGAAGACAGCCAGCACAAGTGGAAACCTGGAATCTCAGGTGGGGTCGGAAGGGCTTCTTGAAGCCACTCCGAACGGAACATCCTACGACGTTCCTCGGAAGAAACAAATTTTTCTTCTGGCGCAGCGCGACTCTGATCGTCAACAGCACGATTCTCGCGCCCCGCATTGTTATTTCTTTTTAATCTATTGTCCATCATTAACCTCGATTCTTGTTAGCGCGATCCCATTCAGCATATTTGCGAATGGTCTTTTGACGAAGCTCAGGATCAGTCCATACTCCAGCCTCTTTCATAGCGTTGACGCGGTCAGGACTAAGCCTAAATTCATTAGACTTTGTTGTTGCAGTTGTTTCTCTACCTGAACTTGTCATTACTGATCTCGGTCTTTGATGTTTAACACTAGAAGCATTATAACTGGAATTATATTGTTCAGGCAAATATTTCTTTAACCTGTCGTCTAATTCTTCCCAGTAATCTTCAGAAGTTGGATCAAAACCTTCAGCTGTTAGTTTTTTATCAATAACTTGAGCTATTTCAGATTCTTCATTTCGCCCATTAGGATCGTACCAAGTATTGCGCTCCATCCAATCTGCTGCATAACGTTGCACCATAGGGTCTGGGACTTGGATATTCTGTTGAGGCTGGCTCATCTGCTTCGAAGCCTGATGTTTCAAGTTTTGAAGTGATTCAAGCCTACGCTTAGAATCATACCAAAGCTCTTGAGCCTTTGTTACACCTTCGCCGTCTTGACCTTGTACTGCTTCGGTCATTTTCATTTTGGCGTATTCGACTTGAACACCCGCGTCTTCAATAGCCTTGTCAACCCTAGCCAGCTCGGCTCCAGAAGTTTTTTGCTCTACTTTAGCAAGCCTTTCAGCTAAATCAGCATTTTTCTTTTGAAGCGCATTAATTAAATGACTAGACTCCCGAGATTTTTCACGATGAATCTGCTTTTTTAGCTGTCTTTCTTTGCGTCTAGCAGCTCTAATCGCTTCTCGATCATCGTCTGTATCTTTATTACCATTAGCATCAGAACTTACTTCGTTGTCCTGTAAATCATCATCCTCAAGTTCAACTTCAGTTTGAGGGCTTTTTTCATTCTCAGGTAATTGAACCACAGCGCTACCGTCTTGGTCCTCTTCTACCTGCATTTCCATTTTTTCAGTCGAATTCATACAGTTTTTCCTTTCAAAACTTTAAATGAATGCTTTAATATCACGAGGGTCACCTGTTACTCTGCCGATTAGCTCATGGTCGTTGAAGAAAGTAAACAGCGCTCTTCCTTTACATCCATTAGCGTCTTCAAAGTCGATTTCCCAACGATCACCACCCCATTTTGGAACACGGACATATTCACCTACAGTCGCCCAAGCACCTTCTGGCCAAGGTTGCATAGTTTCCCGCAACTTAAATGCCAAAGGTCCAATAGCGATTATCTTACCTATCATCGTATTCCATTTTTCTGTTTCTTTTACTTCTTCGGGTATATACAACCCCGCTGATGTTACTTTTTCCTTTACAGCTCTTAATTGAACAAGAACTCTAGCACCATAAGGTGCCATCAAAGGATCTACTGCTGGAAACGCTTCTAAAAGCGTCTGTTCGATATCATTCGACATCTTTTCGTTGCTCCTCTAATAGGTTATTCATAACCTCTAAGGCTTTGCTCAAGCCTATACTTTGCCCGACCAACCGCTGATACGTTTCGAAATTGACACAGTTTCCATTTAACATAGAAGTCGCAATTTCTTTTTTCTCAACTTCGATACGGTTAATAAATTCGTTAATAAAGTTCATTAACGACCCCTCGATGAACCCTTCTTAGGAATCGCGATAGCGATCATAATTCCAGGTTTCTTAGACATACCACCTTTTTTCATCGTAGCTATTTTCGTTTTGCCAGCGTTCATATTAACACCTGCATTACGCTTATCACCTAGAGCTGGTAGGTTTGCAACTTTTGATTCAGCTATACCACCTTTGGCAAATTTTTGAACTTTGCCACCCTTCTTCATGACATTACCTTCTGTCATCCCCATAGCCATCTTCTTATGGGCATTGATTGCTTCAGCCATATTAAACTCCTAGGTTAGATTGAATCTTATTTTGCGCTTCTATAGCAGTTTTTATCTGCTCTTGCTGTAAAGCAGCAGCATCGCGCGTGAGTTCTGCTGCTTTAATTCTTTCTTCAGTTAGGTTGTCTTCTGTATTCATAAGCACTCTAGCTTGTAATTCAGCAGCTTTCTCCTCACCGATCACTACCATATCTTGTTTCTTGATCTCAACATCTGCTTGATCTTTAGCTGTTTTACGCTGAGTTTCAGCCATCTGAGTCTGAACTAGCGCCTGAATAGAAGGGTCTAGAGGCTGTTGTGCTTTCATCTTCTGAACCATTTCAAGCGCTTGTTGAATTACTGGACCTAGCTCAGACAATTGTTCAGCCGAGTCTTGATGAACGTGTTGACCTGCAGCAGCCAGAAGTTTCTGAGCTTCGCGAATTACAGGTTCAATCTTAGTAATGTTGAATGGACGATCCAGAGCAGCCGAGGTATAGCCGTCCATCTGATTCAAGTACCAAAGGGTCAAGTGTTGTTTCAAATGCTCCAAAACAGCTGGTAAAAACGTAGGAGCCATGATCGGGTTACTGCCGTACAGTGGGTCTTTTAAGTAGTCCAGATGCACTTGGAAATGAGCAAGGTGGTCTTGCATTGGGAAAGCACCTACGGGTTTACCTAAAGTCATCGCTACATTCTCTAATGCAGGGTTCATTTCTTTAACATCCTGAGGATCAGGTAGAACGTCGTTAATGTCTGGTAGCTTGATTTGTCTTAGAATACGTTTTTCAACTGCGAGTCGGTTATAAAGGTCAGGGTTAGCCTGAGCTCTAGCTGCAAGAGTTTGAATCTGTGCGTAACGTTGGCTTTCAGCAAAAATATGCGGGTCAGATACAGGAATAACGTCCGAATTTGTCTTGAAATCTTCAGATGTAATTTGTAAATCAGCAACAATCTCATTTTTACGCTGTTCTTCTACATACCAACGATTCAAACGTCCTAAAACTTTGAAAACACGACGTTGTGAGTCATGAAGTCGTGCATGGATAGATGAAAATACGGCAGCGCCTTGTTCAATAAGGGCTTGAGTTGTTCCAACAGGGGCATTTGACGTGATATTCGCTATTTTTTCTTCACTTGTAGTGACAACCCCCTTTGCTGCATTGGTTAGATAGCCTAAAAGCTCAAAAAGAACAGGAGAAGGAGGGTTAAACGGCACTGGCATAGCTATCTTGCGTACGTCATCTACTCCTGGAGCGCCTTCTATCTCCGAGACCTGCGTCGGTTCAATAGTGGTGGACTGACCTGAGATCCTTGCTCCTTTGAGCTTGAGCATTGTAGGCGCTGTATTGATATGCGCACTATCCAATAGAGCACGCAATGCACCAGTAAGAGCAGCAGAAAGACCACCGATAAGATGAGGAAGACCGATAGCATAAGCGCCACGCCATGGAATGAACTTAAATTCAATGATCCAATCCAACTTAGTACAAGTGTCATCACCGTCCTCCCAGTTTCTGTATAGACCGACGACTGAACTCTCGTTCTCGTCGACCATTAGGATATAAGGAGCTCTGTCGCCTTTTGAATATGTATCGTCTTCTAACTCCAACCATGTGAAAATATGGTAAACTCGACGTATTCCATCAATATTGTTGCTTTTCAAGGTGCGACCTTCAATCTTGTCAGTCGCTTTTTGAGCCTTACTTTCTTCTGGCACTTCAGAAGTCATGTAAAGGTCAACGTCTTTATAAAGTTCAGTAGCTACACGAAGTTCGAATTCTTCTTGAGTAATATCTTGAACTTCAGTAATTCGTGAAGCTGTATAAAAGTTTCCTGACGCAAAGGGTAGGTAGATGTTATCAATAGGGACGAACTCAGCGCATGGGCGCTTTTTCTTATCGTCATACCAAAGTTTTAAAAATTGTGAACCACCCAGAGGTAACTGAGTAAGCATCTGTTCTTGTTCATCACGATATTCTTCTATCTGCTCAGTCAGCTGCCAGTTCATATAGTCACGCTTGCGCTCAGCGGTCGCAACTTTTTCTTCCGTCATCTCGCCAATAATCTTGGTTCTTACAGGACCATCAGGTGGGAATAGTTCTTTGATTGCACGCGCTGCAAAGTCAACGCAAGCCTCTGCCATGACTGGGTGAACGACTTTTGAAGCACCCGTAAACTGAGCGCCTCCAGGAGCGTCATGACCTAAACCTGTACGACGGATGCCCTCTTCGTATTGTTTGTCACGCTCTTCGCGAGCTTGTTTATCTTTCTCAATCAGATCAAGATACTTAAGAGCGATCTTGTCTAATTCAAGGTTACCTAGTTTTTCAGCTAAATTTTCGTAGAAATCAGGGTTTTCTTCTGGACCCTTCATATTGTCTAATTTGACAATCGCGCTACCGTCGGGTAATTCTTCAACGTCTGACTTTTCATTAAACAGATCGTAAACTGAATCATCGCTTTCTAAATTTTGCTCGTCCTCAACAGGTTCTACAAAGCGATTATATTCTTGCGGAATAGGCATTTCAGGCATTATTATTTCCTTAGTAATTCGTAACGCATTTGATCAATGCTCACTTTACCACCAGCATTATAAGTTGGATTTCTTGAGCCGAGTCGATTTTTCAATTCAGCGTCAGTCAAGTTACCGCCTCCACCAGAAGGTCTTGATGATGACTTTTGGCGTTGTTCAATTTGATGTTTTAACTCTTCAGCGAATCCTGGATCTGTCAAATTGACAACAGGCTTGACAGGTGGGTTGTGCGGATGATCACTAGGTAATCTTGTTGCAGTAGGAACAGGGTTTACTCTGCTACCATTGCTCATTCTAAGAAGACCGCCAGTTTTAAGATTTTGATTTATTAAGTCGTAATACTCGTCTGATTTAGGAGCGATGATATCTGCTTCTGAGCGGTCAGGATATCGTTTAAATGGTATACCGAGTTGGTTAGATCCTTTATTGTTACGCAACTCAAAGTCTAGAGCAGCTTGCCCGTCGTCATAAAAGTTTCTATTGAATTTATCGCGTTTCAAATCAGAGTATGAGCGAACTCCTGTGGCTCGTTCGATGAATCCACCGCGCTTACGACCTTGAGGCGGTTCGTTATCCATGCCGTCTAATAAGTTTTCATACTGGCGTAATACTTCAAAATGACGCTCAAGAAGTAAAGCGAGTGAGTTCATCTCGTCACGTGTTGTTAAATTAAATTCTGCAGGGTTATGTTCGTTACCTTCAAGCATGTCATGAATAATATTTATATGACCCATCGCTTCCCGAAGATTAGCAGCAGACATGTAAGGTTGAATTTCCCTCAAAACAAACCTATAAGCGCCTTGAACTTCTTCAGAGTAATCGCGCTCAAACTGAGTGATCGGGCGGTTTAATCCGTCAGTAACGATATCGATTGGAGCACGAGGTGCTTCACCGTATCTACGCTCTAGCTCATCGACCGCATTAACAAGTGGAAGAGGAGGAACATCAAATCCGTTACCTTCCATATATACACGGAGAGCGTTGTTCAGCTGTGAGATGCCAGCAGGTGAGTCAACGTTATAGAATCGTTGAAGCTCTTCATCTAATCTAGCGTCACCATCAGTTCTTGTGATCGCTTCATTTATTGCTCCAGGAGTCATGCGTTCAGCTTGCATCACTTCGTCGTATGCTCTTCTTGAACCAGTTAACTCATTCGTATACATTTCACGATAGTCATTACCAGGAAGTCGAGGAGCTTCACCAGCGAAAATATCAGGAGGGGTCGCGCGTTGACCATCAGCTGGTCTGTAATCAGGGTCGTTCAGTAATCCGCGCAAAGTAGAGTTGAAAAAGTCTGACGCAGCAGTTCTCTGTTCATCGGTCGTCAATGTGCCGAATGCTCCGTCACCTTCAAAAATTCTATTCAGAACTGAACCTGCTCGATTAAGCTCGCCTAACATCATCATTTCGTTTAGTTCTCTAGTGATGACTCCGCGGATATACTCAGGAACTACTTGATTGTCTTGATTGCCGAGTCTGCTTTGAATCTGTTGAATCAAATAATTAGAAATGATTTGTCGATTCTCATTTTGAGCTCCCAGAACTGATGAAGTCGGCAATATCATTTCTATTGAGCCAGGAATATCTAACGGATTACGCTGATATTGCGCTAACGCTTCTTGTAAGGTTTCTCTGTCTTCAGGTAGATTTCTGATTGAGTTGTTGATCGCTTCTGCAACTTCTTGAACAGTTTGATCTCTAAGTGCCTGATTCATAGGAACCACTTGATTAGCGATAGCCCTAGGAACGCTGATTGGTGCTTGAGGTGCAGGTGCTGCTTCTGGTTCAGAGTCTTCGCCTCTTCTGCGTCTAGCAATATTTTCAAGATAATTTCTTGTTCCGAAGTTATCATGATCTATCTGCTCTATGCCATTATTTATATCGTCTGGATTCAAATTCTCAGCCATTTGATTGATATTTAACTCAGCGACGTTGTCTAACGAACGGACTAAATACTCTCGCTGTTGTGGAGTGAAGTCTTGGATTGCTATTTGGAATCTAGCGAGACGTTCACGCGTTGTAGCAGCGGTGCCAGATCGATCTGTTGGATCTACTTGAGTCTGAGCTAAATTTTGATTGTTACGAACGGCTTCTGTAAAATCTCTTAAGACTATTGGGTAAAACTGCATGTCATCTTGCCAAAGTTCTATTAATCCGTATGTATCGCGGTTGAATAAATCGTCAGCTAAGGTGAACGGTGCACCTCTTGAGTTGTTATCATCAAGCTCATTCGTCAAGGCTTCGCTAGTCATACGACGGAATACGTTTGGACTAAAACCTTGCGTCGCTACTTGGCGAGAAACATTTCGGAGTTCAGCGGTCAAGCCTGCTATCCGGCTAGCTAAGTCTTGTACTTCAGGGTCATTTTCGCCAAGCTGACGAGAGAGTCGAGTGTATTTTTCTTTTAATAAAGTACGCCTTTCTAATATATCAGCGTGTGTGTTGCCCATCGGTTGTTCAAGAGCCATATTACGAATGTCATTCTCTAGAACGAATCTCGGAAGACCGAGACCACCTGCCGTTGTTTCAATTTTAAGTAAAGAAGCTACTTTACGTTGACCGTCAATACTTTGCGTGTCGACAATACCCCACTTACCTAACGTATCACCTGAACCCTTAATGATATCAGAACGTAGGTTCAAATAATCACGAACGTCTTCAGCATATTTTATGTCAATCTGTGAATTTCTATAACCAGAAGCAAATTCAAGATTGTATTTTGGAGTATCTTTTTGGCTATCAGAAGTTTTATTCATACTAATGGTCACACTCGGCAGACCTGTTACGTTGTCCCGTAAAAGTCCCATGCGTGAATCACCTTTTAGAACCTTTGTCATAAAACTTGTCGATAACTTCTTATCACCACGATCTTTTCCAGTTGCTACATCAACAGGGTAAGAATGATCATAATTTTCACCGCTGAACGGATTGACTCCTGGATGGGGCGCGTCACAACCTGCAATGCAGTGGTCAAGCACCATTCCTTCAAAGCTGGTCTGACGACGAACTGAGTCTTCCGTGGAGTCTTTAGTGAGCTCTAACACGGAAGCGTTTTTAAAGCGAAGCTCGGGAGGAATGTTAAACAGCGTCTGTTGCGCATACTCATCTATTGCGGGCATGGACTTGCGTGCCTCAGCTTCTTTCATTGACTCTTCCATTATACGAGGCTTGGTCAATTTTTCGACGATCTTGTCAATCGTAGTGTTTGGCTTGTTCTTTTCATTCAGAGGAATGCGACCCGACATGATATTCTTAACGATCATATCAGCGAGGAACGGAATGCCTAAGTCTTTGAGCTCACGCTCCTTGACGTTAAACATTTGTGCTTCGTCAGGAGTCTTGGCGAGATTCGGAAAAAAGACGGCAGACTCCTCGAAAGGAATCCTTCGCTTGTACTCTTTCGCTAACGCAGGTGTGTATGCCAGATCGCTGACAGTCTCATATGCATTAGCTAACATAACGTTCTCAAGGTGTTTTTTGGACTGCTCAACCTTGTCGATCATCGCATCTATTGGGTTTTTCAGGGCGCGATATTTAGCACCTGTTGGTCCAGTGTTCCTAGCAGGGTCGGGTACGTCAGGCAACTCAATACGATGAAGGTCGCGCAGTTCGCTCTTTTGACGATTCAGGTCGTTCAATTTAGTTTGAAAACTTTTGAGATCGTTCTCTGCTGTAATGATAAGCGGATACATCTCACCTTTTGGATTGAAAGATGGCTCATCGACATTTAGATTTAAACTTGCTCTAGCGCGTTGTTTCTCAAGTTCCTTGAGCTCACCGCTGTATTGACCTCTATCAGATTGCAGCTGTTTCATCTTTTCAAAAAGTTCTAACTTAGGCGTAATCGTGACCCCGCGCTTGGCGAGCTCCATCTGTGGACCTTGTGACGTGCCGATGTATTTAGAGATGTCTCTCTTGAATTCTTTTTGAATATAGTCTGCGGCAGCCTGAGCACGACGCATATACTCTTCTTTATCAGGCGGTCTGATACGATTTTTAAACTCCTCGCTAGAAAGCTCGGGCATAAATTCTTCTTTGAGCATTGCAAGTTCTAGCTTTTCAACTTCCTCTTCATGCGCTTTACGTCGCTGGTTATAAGCGCCGAGTTCATCATCGTTCTTAGGTTTCTTTTCTTTGGGTTTATTCTTCAATTCGTTGTAGATTGCAACAAAAGAGTCGCGATTTTTAGCGATAGCTTCTACAGCAGACTCTGCTTCGGGTGAGCGAGAAAAGTCGGATAGCATGTCGATCTCACTGAGAGCGAAGTTCTTTTGATTGAATTGATTTTGATAGGCTTTAGTTGCAGAAGTTGGATCGGGTGCGTTAGGGAACATCTCGTTAATCTTGCTCTGAGAGAATGTTTTCCACGCATCTGATATCTCGCTAGGTGCGTCTCGTACAGCAGCATTGTAGTACTGGTGCGAGTTATTATGCGGGAAGTCAAAGTTTGTAAACGGAACGACGTCGGCGAGCCTTTGCGCGACAGTTGTGACCGATCTGTTTTGATCGGCGTATCTAGCGGTTGGTGGATCAGTTGGGTCGATCATCTGCCCTGCGTTGGCTCTACGAACTGCATACATGCGAGTATCTGGGCTAACGATGTCAGGGATTCCAGGAATGGGCGACAGACCTTGCATCTCGCGACGCGCCATGACGTCACCGATCTCATCGAAGAGACCTTGTGTACGAGCACCGATCGTCGGTCCACCGAAGACGCTCTCGCGACGTAGACCTTCTTGCGCAGTACGGAAGTCCTCAGGAACATTACGTAGTTCACGACCTGATTCGATTGCACGACCACCCATGACTCTTACGTCATCAGGTGTGAGTAGTGATCGGCTTTGAAGTCCGAAAGCACGTTTCGGTACGAAGTACTCAGCGAGTGGTCCTGGTCCCATATGTGAACCTGTAACCCCTTCCGGAAGTTTAGAGGCTGCTTCAAGTATATCTTCGCCACCTCTAGAAGTCGGTAGGTATTGAACTGCATCAGCAACTTTGGGGAACCCTGTCTCTTTTGCGACGGCTGCTGGGAAAGAACTGACAACTCCGAGTAGAGCTTGCGGTAGAGCGGTGAAACCGAGCCGATCAGCAATCGCTTGCGGCACGTTGGTTGCCGTGCTTGCTGGTCGTGGCGGAGGCTTGGCTACGTATGTCTGTGGAACTTCTGACGCGACGTAAGGAACGTCGGATCCTCCTGGACGAAGAGGCATGATGCTTTTCTTAGCAAGTTCATACCTCATCTCGTCAAGAGCTAGGTCATCAGGAATGTATTCCCCGAACTCGTTATACGGCATACGGATTCACTCTACGAGGTTGTGTTTCATCAACGTAATCATCTGTCTTGTCATCAACATAGTCGATGGTCAAGAAGCCTAGATCCCTCAGCATACGAAGAGCCTGAGTGGTCGAGTCCACGAGGTCATCGTGCCGAACTTCGGGGAAGGCGCAAATTTGATTAACCAAAGGGTCTACCCAATCTCGTGCGTGTCCTGCGTTAACTGTTGATTCAGGCAAGTATACGCGACCTCTCTGGATAATAGGGGAAATAATATTTAGGCGCATCATTTTATCTGCGTGTCCAGGATTGTACGAGCGCACAGGCATACCCGCACGTTGTAAGTCTTGAATGAGGGATATCCCTGCCGACTTGTCCTCGATCAGGATCATGTCTACTTTCTTTCCCACACCGAACTCGTTCTCGTCACCATAGATAGAGTCGTACTCTTCGATGACTCGTGGTCGCAGATCAGGATACTGAAGGTATTCGGTCCAGCAGTCAATGAGCATGACCGACATAGCTTTGTCCTCGTTCGGTTTGAAGACTCCCCAGACCGTACAAGCGGTCGGGTCGTTCTTCGTCTTGTCAGACGTGGCACAGTCATACGACTGAACGACGTACTGAAAGCGAGGTAGGGCGCGGTCGGCTGGCCAAAGTTTAAACCAATCACGCTTGATGATGCCAGATTCCTCAGGGTCAATGATCTCAGCGTAGATCTCCTGACGACCGATACTTGTGCCTTCGTATTGCATGATCTGATCACGAAACGTGGGCGCGAGGTTATTGATGTTGTCAAACGTAGACGCAGTCGTGTAGACAACGTCTTCACCATCGCGGTCAACAAGGTCAATGATCAGTGGCTTCGGCTTCGGTGTCGTGGTACAGATGATCTGTGGGCGATTACCGAGACGCATACCGAACTGAAGCATGTCCCACGCATCGTCTAGGTAATCCCAAGCAGCAAGCTCGTCACACCAACCTCCATGGAATTGTGGTCCTCGGAAGCGTGATGGTTCAGACGCAGCAATGCCTTTGATCAGAGAGCCATTGACTAGTTTCAGCTCGTGCTGGGATTTGTTGTAGCCGTTGTTTTCAACAATGATCTCGCGAGGGACAACGCTGAGCAACCCCGAGTCCCCCTCGAAGCAGACGTCTCTGACGTCGCCAGAGGTGGGCGCGGAGACGAGCCAGCGAGTTCCTGGATTGCTCCACGCTTGCCACCAGATCCATTCTGAAGCACAGCGCGTCTTACCTGCACCGCGCCCAGCGAGCAACAACCATATGGTCCACCAATCACCCGCAGGTTCTATCTGATGCTTACCTGCCGAGGACAACCATTTCAATCTGGCTTTTAGAGCAGCGCGATTTGAAACAGGGAGAACGCTGAGATCTGGACCAGATTGAATCTTGGTCGCAATCTCTTGCGCGAACTCTTGTGAAATCATTTAGATTCTTTTTGTCTTGTGGCTAAGATCTCTTTCAGTAACTCGTCAGTGAAGTTCGTTGCGCCATTGACTTCGATGGGCGCGCCATCAACACCAGAAATC